GCTCTGTGACGAGACCTTCATAAAGCATCCCGCTACAAGACTTAGACCAAGACGGAGTTGTGTTCGGCGCAAATGTTTGCTCGTAGCAACAATCGCCACTCCAACCGCTTCCGGTGTAGCCGCTAATGGTTACCGTTGGCAAGTCTTCCAATGGCAAGCAATCGCAAGTGCAACAACAGCGACCCATTCCACCCATCAGCACAACTCCACAGCAAGCCACTTGGCATCGACCGGAAAAAGCAGCACAAGAGCCGCTGAACCGATTGCAACGCCGGTCGGATTCCATGCGGTGTATGTTACGCTCCCCGCTGTCCAATTACCAGATCCAGGAGCCTTGGCGGTTACCGTTCCGCTACTATTGGCACCGATGCCCGATGTTGCAACCGCTAACAATGGAGTCTCGCAGGCGATGACCTTGATTAGATCGACCTCTTGTTCGTCGTCGCCGATGAACGTAAACAAGCAACCCTTCGACAGATCGAAAGATGATGCCACCGGCCCCATCCTAGTTCCGGTTGTGTAGGTCGCTGAGTCCTTGGTTGCTCGAAACACTGGCCCCCATTGAGCTGTCCCGATCTCATCTTGTAAGCACTCACCAGGCCCATTTAGCAAGAATGGCCCCATTACCGAATCGGTGTAGTCGAATGGCCGGTCAATTTCGATATACGTTGTTCCGTCGATCTCCGATGCCCCGATCATCTGGATGCAACCGTAGGGAGGGATCGTCTCGGTTGACTTGTTGACAAAGTAGATCGGAGTTGGCGTGTAAGGCAGGAAAGCCCCTTGAGACGCTGTGCCACTTCGCTCAAAAGCTTGGACAGCATCCCAAATACGCTTAGCCTGCTTTGGCGTGTACGCTCCGATCTGCTGAGCCATCTTAGCCCCTTGTATCGCAGAGCAACGAGACCGAGTAGATCGCAGGAGTCACCGCCGTTGCCGTTGCTGCATCGTTGCTAGCAATCGAGATGCGAACCTCGAGCAGATCCCCAGGATCCACGCCCGTAGCGTTGATCGCGAAATCATAGTTAGCCGCCGACAGGCTGTTCATTGAAGCCGCTGGAGTCGTCACAAGCTCCGACCCGAGAGCCCCATCGGAGCCGACATAAGCCTCTGCGTCGATCGTGCAAGAGTTGTCCGCCACCGTCGTTTCCATCTTGGCTCGGATCCTGAGTTGAATAGTCTGGCCGTCTTCATAGTTCGACGGGATCGGAATAGCCAAATAAAGCCGCCTAGTCGTCGATCCTAGAGCCTTTACGTCACCAGCCGTAATTCTGACCGGATTCGTTCCCCAGGTGCCTGAGACTAGCCCTAGATCATCGCTGGCCGGTGTCGCTGGCAAGTTGGTTTGCGTCGCATCCCATACCCTAGCCTGCGTCAACGGAATAACGGACTCAGCCAAGACCCGCTGGGCGATCTTGGTATAGGCGATATCCGCATTGCCCGCGATCGTGTAATTGGTGATGACCTCGGGAGGAAGAACCATCGTAATATCAGGAATCGTTGTCATAGTAGTCCGAGTGCTCCGTAGGGAAGTGGATTGTAAATCTTAAACTCTAGCCAATGTGCCTGCACTTGTTGACCTTCGGTCTGTGGTATCTCAAAACCGTTGGCATCAAGCAAGACCGGACGGTTTGTCGGCTCACCGCCCTTGAGCGCCCGGACGATGATGTTTTTCTTTTCGCCTGGGTTGGCAGGGTCGTCGATCTCGATTTTCTTGTAAAAGCCTTGATGCCTTGTTCGTCGATACCACGCTTTTTCGTTAGTCGTTCGGTATGGATACCGGAAGCGAATTTGGCCCGTTACTTCCCAATAGGCAAGCTGAGGCGTGACCACATTGGATGCCGAAAGCTTCATCAGTTTGGCTGTCCCAGGTGGCCATCCTAAAAACGCATCGGAATTGACCGACCGGCGATAGGAAGCTTGAATAAACGGATTAAACATCAGCATGTTCCGTTTGATCGTGACCGTCTGATCCGGTAGCAAGGTCTTAACGCCCTCGATGGGCTCACCGTTGACCGTTTGGATCGGGTTGCCGTCCCAATCCTCGTCGATTTCTTCCTCGGTCTCCACGTCATCCCAGTCAATTCGCGGTGGAGCAAATAGCGGGTTATCCTCATTCTCGCTTGGCCCTAGTTCGCCGGTGTAGTCAATGTTCAATTGCCACAAGATCAAGCTTTGCCGGCTCAAGGAAAAGTTGTCCGCAAAAGCATACGGGAAATCTGCCGAGAATCGATCACCCTCTAGGATACCGGTCGATGAAAAACAGTCTACCTCTTTAGCTTGTGGAGTCGTTAGGATCTGAAAAGCTCGTTGGAGCTTGATCTGTCGCTTTCGGAAGTTATCCGATAGCGTCACCGATGAAACCGGCTTAGACCACATTTCAGTTACTTCGATGATGTTGCTCATCCTACGAACTCCAACTGAAAGTTATCTGCAGCACCTTGTTTCGGCATCGCTTTGATTGCTTCGGTTACTTGGTCAAGTTTTTCGACCGTCTTGAGTGTGTTGGATGCAATATCCTTTTGAATGTCCTCGGATGCACCACGCATCACAAGCCGTTGCTCGACTGCCATTAACTGAGGCTTTTCGGAAAGCTTTTTTGCTAGTTCGCTTTGCTTCTTTTGCTTGTCGAGTGCTGTTTGCTCTGCTGCGATCCGAGCTGCTGCGTCCTCCGACAATCCCTCTTGCACAAGCCTAAAGCGATTCGCAGCTTCTTCGCCTTGCGTCAATAGGATCCGCTGTTCTTCGAGTCGCTGAGTTTCACTGGCTTGCAAGTCGGCGACCCGCTTGAGCCTAGCTTGTTCCTCGTCGTCGGCTCGTTTCTTGTCGTCGGCATTCTTTTTGGCGATGTCCGCTGCACGCTCGGCCAAGATGATTCGCTCGGCATCGATACCCGTGATACCCTCGTCGGCAAGTTGAGCCTCCCTTGATGCTTCGATACCCTTGGTAAGTTCGATGTATTGAAAGTTGGCTTTCTTCAGTTGATTGAGTGCCGAGTCTTTAATCTGCTTGGCTTTTGCTGCTGCTTCATCCTCTGCTTTTTGCCTGTCCTTGATCGCCTGAATTTCCAACGATCTTGGCCCGAACAACTCGCCCATCTTTTGCTTTTGTTTCTCAAGGTTGTTGATTATCTCAACCTGAGAATTAGCCTCTATCTGCAATTGATTGATCGCGTCGGTGTTGCCTCCAAACGGATCGAATTGAGACTTGAGTTTATCGATCTGCGTGAGCCTTGAGTGCATACCATCGTATGCTTTGTTCAGTTCTTTTTGGATGCCTTGGAAAGCATCGTAAGCCGCTTGCTGCTTGGCTTCTGGATCTCGAACAAGCGAAATATCTTCGAGTGTTTCGCCAAACTTCTTGTTTGATAGTTCGTTTAGTGCTGACGTAAACCTGTCCGCATCTTCCGTTGCTTCCGTAAGTGCGTCCTTGACCTCCTCGACGCCGAATATCATTTCCCCGATCGACTTGCCGAGTTGAAACGACATAACGCCAACAAGAGCCGCGAGACCAGCCTTAAACAGATTTGCACCGGCCCCGCCTAGCTTTTGCACCTCGGCAAACTGACCGACCTTTTCTGTGATAGCTGCGACCTGTTGAGCCGCTGATGCAAGCTGACCGCCGCCCAATTGACCGGCAAGAATACCGATGAACTCGGTTGAGGCTTTAGCCTTTTGGCCAGTCTCCTTGATGCCCTTAACGGAAGCCTCGATGTTCTTGGCTGCGCTCATCGCCTGTGCGGATGCTTTATCCTCCGCCGCTATAACGATCTTGACCGCATCGCCTGCCATCTACGCTCGCTCCACTTTTGCTCGTTGTTCTTCGTTCTTAAACCGTCTTGCCGCCTCAAGAAAACTAACCGCTTGATCGAGTGCCCCACCCGCTACAGGTGGCAAGCCCTCATCGAACAGGTCAACCAGCTCGACAAACTGCCCAAGCCCATCGCAATATCGATTGGGACAACCTTCAACGCGAAAGATGCCTTGCTCGCATTGATCGCATCCGCCACCGTTGCAGGAAGTGCATTCGATCTCGATCGGTTCATGGCTCGTCCCTTTGTCCTTGCATTCTTTGTCGCTACAATGCCGACAGAGCAATCCCTGCCGAATCAATGCCGCGACTCTCAGTCTTTTTTTTCGGAGTCGTCCATTCGTTGATTGTACGCACACAACGAAAGCAACTCTCTGGCTTCGCTAAACGTCAACAATTCATCGAGAGCATCGACGCTAAACGGTTGCCCCATGTTCGACCAACCACAAACAACCCGCTTAAGTTGCTCGATGGTTGCGTCAAATATCTCGTCAACAGTCACGCCATCTTTGTGGATGATGTCTATAACCTCAAGCAATCTGCGTTGATGCCGCATCGATTGAGACTTGACGCGAAACACTGGCCGAGATTCGATGGGCTTGTCCTTGTCGGATGCAAGCACCACCGAAAAGCTTTGATCTGGTTCCAAAAAAATTGGCACGTTACCTCCGATGCCTATTAAGTTGCCGCCGTGAAAGTGATCGAGCATTCCTCATCGACAGATGAGCCGTTTCGGTTTGCTTGCCACTCGATTTCGTCAGTGACCATGTTTTCTCGATCAGCTTCGGTTAATCCGACAATCTGAGCCTTCGGACAAGCGATCGTGATTTTGCTGTTGGTAGGCCCGTCAAGATCCCAGGTCAAAGCATGTTCGCTCATGTCGAGCAGTTTTGTGTAGACCGGATTGGTAGCAACAAGCTTGGCCTCTGGGTTGCCAGTGACCTTGATGAGCCTGTTGGTAATGAGTCCGCACTTGAGCCCTGCGACGTTGCTAGAATCTTCCCGAAGCATCATCGTATTGCCGCTGTCGAGCGTCATGTTCTCAACTGCAAGATCAACGCTGTTCCATGTCGTCGTTGAGGATGCAAACCGCAATGGGCTCGCTGTCGGATAGGTTGGAACTAAGATCGCAGTATCCGTCGGCGATTCCCAAACTCCCATAAAATCAAACTCAAGAAATGCCGCTTTCCCAGTTGGGCAGTTGATCTTGAAAGTTCCAACGCATCCTCGCAAAAGCTTACGCACTCCGTCGATATAGACT